CCCACTTCACCAACTCATCTTGTGTTTTATTATTTATTTTTTGATAGCGTTCAGCTGTCACTACCTGCATCTTTTTAGCTTCCGCAGTATCTAATATTTCTTTGAGTATATAATAAACTACGGTTATAGGTAATTCCGCTGAATTGATATCCTCAACTAACTTCTGTCTTAAATCATCACATTTCAAATCAAATTCGTTACTCATAAATCCTCCTGTTAATCTATTAACAAACCTCTTGAAAATTCCATATCAGTATATCCAAAACTAAAAGAACTTACACGGTCCGAAGTCCAAATAGTTAAACCACTACCATTAATATCTGTGACTGTTGAATCCATACTCATTTCTAAATCATGTGTTACCCTCGATATATTATCAGAACGTGTGCTATTTTCATCGACTCGTATTGAACTATTAAAACGAACTGTGTCATTAAATCGAACATAATCATTATGGTCAACTTCGGTTTCAAACGTAGTTAAATCCTTATCTCCGTTAATTAGAAGTCCTTTGGTAGCATCTAATTTTAGAGTTGCGTAGTGGTTTAAACTTCCCGTTTTACGATTATCATCTAATCTTATAGTATCTCCAGTTATTTTAATCCAGGTATGTCCAGATTGATTATATGTACTCCAATCATCTCCGTATACAAGGTCAGTGACTAATATTCCCTCGTTACCTACCTTTATCGGACCCGATTTACAAAGTATTCCATCTCGATTAAATACTGCAAATTCTTTTCCGTTTACATCGTATAATTTTAGCTCACCATAAGATTTATCTCCAAGCGGTCCTCCCAAATCCATTGAGAGACCTCTCATACTTCCTTTTGCTACTTCCAGTCCTGTATAATCCCATGTTCCGATAGTGTTGCCGGAACTATCTTTCATCTCTATTTTACCATTTACATTATTATCACCGCCGAGTACAAGTGTACCCGAATGAATCCAATCACAACTCACTCCATGAGCGTATACCATATTCATAATAAGTTCCGCATTTACTGTATCAACTCCAGAAGTATAAGTTTGCCCGCCGTCTTCTGAAATCTGTATTCCTGCGGCTGATATCTTCCATACATTTGTGGAAGCGGTAAGTGTAGGCTTATCGTGAATATAAGTTATTGTTGCTCCTTGTTCCGTCACATCAGTTTTATAGTATCCTAAAGCGGCATTAGCAAGCTCATTAAAATGTGCTACAGCATTTCCATAAGCATTTAATTTATTATCTGAATAGTTTTCGCTTTCCTGTATTGCCTGGGCTACTTTATCTTTATGTGAAGTAACTTGTGCTATTGGATTTTTTACATTACAGGAAATCTGCATCATTCCACCGACTGTGTATTTGACATTAGTTATCAATGACTTATGAGGAATATTTTTAATATCCCATATCATACAAGCGTCTCCTGCTTCTATAGTAGGGTCTTGAAGTATGGAACACGAAAATCCACGTACAATCAGACGTTGAAGTTTATTGTATAGCTGTTGTGCGATAAGCGCCTCATTTCCGATGGTAAACGGGTTATCTTTTATCTCAATTACATATCCCTCGTATCCGCTTGTTGGATAATATGTAATATCCTCGCCATTCGCAATTTTAACTCCTGTGAATACTGTATCATCAGTGAGTATTTTTAAGCTTTTGACATTTGATATATGATGAAATGTCCATCTATCTGTAAATTCTCCGCTATCGTATACATATCCAACATTCCATGGATTGAATGATCCGCCATCAGCAGTATCACCATCCTCGTAAGATGTTTGTCCGGGATAATTAAATGTCCCACCGTCCAATCCCTCGGAAAATGCATCTGAATTATACCATACAAGTTCTAATGCTCCTGTAGCATTTACTCTCGCATTGCACCCCGCAATAGTACAGACTTCGGATACTATCTCTCTATACGTTTTGCTCTTCGGTTGCTCTTCAAGTTTAACTACAAGATTTTCATTATCGAAATGATTAAATCCTATTGCAACATCACATTCATTACAACATTGCACGAGTATGTCATGTAAGCTGTGATTTATAGTAAGGTTAAAATTCGACAATCCAAATGATTTATCGAATTTATATATCTCATCTATTCCTGCTATATCAATCACTATTCCTGTCGTACTCGGCTCTGTCACAGTAAATAATCCAAGAGTGAATATTTCATCTTGTAAGTCTCCATGCTCGTCTGTATAGGCTTCCGGGAAATGTATATACAGAGTGAAACGAGCCATATAGAAATCATACTGTGAAAATCTTTCATCGGTATTATCAAGTCTAATATTTACAGTCTTACCTATTACTGTACCAAACTGAAAATTATCTCCACTGACTAAATCATCAGTGAAGCTATTTCCGGCAACTCTAAAATCTTTAGGCTCTAAATTTAATACAGTTCCATCAGCTAATGTCATTCGTGCGTAGTTTACAAAGTTTCTACGTTTTGCCATATTAGCTCTTGCTTCTTGTGTTATATTTCTCATGACATCACTCCTACTATGGGATTTATCGCTCTAATATTGATTGATAATCCTGACCAAAGTTCTTCGCCATCTTTTAGTCTTACTGCTTGTACATTAAAATTTGAGGCATAAAAATCTCTACTTACCCAGCCATTTAATAAATCATGATGATAAAATGAAAATTGAGATTTATTCATCATGCCTTTCAATATTGTTTGTGCCTCTTGTGTAGTAAGTGAATCCCATTGCATATCATAGCCGGCAATAGTTCCCATTGGAGTATTGTGCATTACTAAATCCTGTGTTCGGTCACTATCTTCTGTTGAAGTAGTTGCGAACACAGGTTTATATGATGTGGGAGCTTTTATTCCTACTCCGTCTACTGAAAATTGTCTTGATACTGCCATAATATACTCCTTATGCTAATTCAAAAGGATTACTTCCTCTACTGGATTGTAATATCCGTCCGCCCTCTATTACATACTCTGCTATGAGCTGTTTGTTAGGTAAGATGAATTGAATTGTTTTAACTCCATTGCCGCCACCTGTTTCTGAAATGGCTTCTCTAAACGCTTGCTTCATCGTTTCAAGAGGAGTCTCAATATTCATGCCCTGTTTTTGGTCTCCGAGCATTGCCATAAACTCTTTATTAGGAGGTATTACTGCACCTTGTGCGAGTCGAGGAAGTGATACTGTACTAAGTTTTCCAATATCAAATCCAATAGATTCTACATAAACTCCGGCAAGTCTATCTATAGCTTCTGACATCCAATCAGGAACATCTATATGAATATCATTTAGTTTATCAATAAGCCAGTTAATTCCTCGTATTACACCATTTATCATCTTTTCTTCTGTGGCAATTATAGCATTGAACATGGAGAAAAGTTTTTCTTTAAGAGTATTAACGATATTCAATACACCTTGTACACCTGCTTGAATTCCATCTTTTAATCCTTGTATGATATAACTACCAAATTCTTTTGTTTTCTTTGAAGGACTTGCTATTCCAAATGCAGTACAGAATCCTTTTTTGAAAGGTTCCCATATATTTTTCAAAATCCAGTTGCCAATATTTTTCAATGCTTCTACAATTCCATTTAATAATCCTTGTATTGTAAACTCACCGTCTTTATAAGCAACATCAAACCACCATTTCTTCACATCGTTCCATGCTTCTTCTATTAATCCCCACAAGAAAGCGGCGAGTCCTCCTAATACTGCTCCTATTGCTTCAAACATTTTAGATATGACGCCCGTCCAATCTATATTCTTCAGCATCGTTTTAACACTTTCTCCAAATGCTTTCCAATCAACTTTTTCGACAAACGTTATAAATAAATCTAAAAGCTTTTTAACACCTTCACTTATGGTGGAACCTAAATTTGCCCAATCTATTTTCTTGATTGCAGTATTAATAGCTGTAGCAAAAGATTCTCCTATAGTCAATGGGTCAAATGTATCTACCAAACCTCTCACAAATTTAACAACCATATTAATAGTAGATGCGGCAGTCTTACCAACTAATTCCCAATCGACTTCTTTGATTGCGTTCATAAGTGCCTGCATTAAAGAACTTCCAAGTTTATGCCAATCTGTATTTTCTATGGCTGTGAGCAAGAATGTAAATACACCGTTTATTGCTTCTCCTACAGTTTTTCCAAGACTTTCCCAATCGAAATTATTTACAAAACTATTTATACCATCACTGACAAATTTACCTAAACCTTCCCAATCAAGATTCTCTATAAAGTTACGCACAAATTCTATTGCAGTATTAAATGCCTCAGCAATAGATTTTCCTATAGTATCTCCGAGCCCTTCAGTGTTTATAATTCCATTTAAGAAAGTTGCAAGTGATTTTCCTAACTTGCCCGCTGTTTCTTTTACGAAATCCCAATTTATAGAGTCAAGTGCATCTTTTAATTTTTTACCGATAGCGGCTCCTATATCTGTAAAGTCTGCATTTTTCCAAGCCTCTTTGAATTTATTTACCCAATCTTTGATTTTAGAATCAATGGGTACTTCCATAAAATCATCACCCGGACTCTTTGTTTCTTCTTCATCCTCGTCAGTTTTCTTTGTTTGAAATTTATTTATTTCGTCAATAGTGCTTAAATATCCATCAGACTCTTTATTGGCTTTTTTAGCATTTTTAGAAGTTTTATCTAAACTTTTTGCATAGTCCTGCTGAACTTTCACAGCTTGTAAGAAAGTTGATTTACCTGTAAGAGCCGCTATCAATTTACCAATTGTATTAGTTGCCTGTGTAGCAAGTTGAATGATTCGTGTTAATGCCGGTGCCATGGCATTGAGTAATGGAGCCGCAGCCGCACCTATACTATTCTTAAATGTAGCAAGTGCCGATGTAAGAGCACTCATTGATTTATTAGTTTCATTTACACCACCATTAAATTGCACCAGATTATTTATACTGTCTTTGATAGCACTACGGAGTTTATTGAAAAGTACATATACACTTCGTATTCCAAAGCCATACATCAATAATTTCTTTATCAGTTTTCCAAAAGAAAAATCAAGTCCGTTAGAATGCTTTCGGGCATTAACTAAATGCGAGATTAACGATTTAAGTCCTGTCTTAAGACGCCCTATTAAGGAACTTGCCAATCTTTTTACAGAAGTGGATAAACTATCAAAAGATGCTTTAAGCAATTCAACTCCCTGTGATGCCGCTTCTCTGAATAGTGTGGGCAGTTGAGCGATGCTTGAACCTATTCCAGATATAGCCGATTTCATCATATTTGGAATATTTTGAACAGATTGTTTTGTAAGTTCTAAAACAGCTTTCCATTGCTCTGCCGCTTTTCTCGCATAGTCTTCATAAGTTTGAGGTTTCTTGGGTTCCTCGGACATAGCATCATTCGCTTCTTGAACTGCTTGTGCAATAGCTTCTTCTGAATTGACTACATCTGCTGATTTAGCTGCCACTTCGTCCCATTTCGCTATGGTAACTCTGGTGGCATTATTGTTCTCATTAAGAGTTTGTGAAGTTTTTTCTATTTGGGCATCTACAGAAGTGAGTTCATCTTCAAGCTTTCGCGCCTCATCAGCCCAGGATTCACTCTGGGCTATAAGCTCCTCTTGCTTTTGAGCTACTTCATCGTAACCTGTCCCTAATCCTTTCTCACTTGCGTGAGCTTTAAGATAATCCTGACCATGTTGTATAGCCAAATTTGCTTTGTCAATTTTATCACCTAATGTATCAATATTAGACTGAATCTCTATCTTTCTATTTGATAATTCATCTATTGTCTTATTTAAGTTATTAGCTTTAGCATTATCTTTATCTAAAGTTGACAAAACACGCTTAAAAGAACTATCTAATTTCTTTCCAGCGTTAGCATTAAATATTTTTTCTACTGTGTCGGATAATTTTTTAGCTGACGTTTGAATATCTTGTGGTTTGAGCTTTACGCCTAACTGGACTTCGCCATCATATTCTGACATATCTTACACCTCCTTTCATTAGGAGTTTGTATCTGCATTCCAGAGTGCTTTGACTTCTTCATCTTCTTTTATATTGTCAACACTCTTTGATTTCCAATTAAAGTATTGTGGATTTTCCCGCTTAAACTTATTTTCCCACTTCTCCATCTTGTCCCCACGCACTATCTTATTTCTAATAGATACTACCGTAGCGAGTACACTCTTACCAATCGAATTATAATATCCCATGAATGTCCACCAATGCAGATAAGGTATTGAACGTATCTCATTATTCGCTATTGGATTTATTGCCGCACATATCATTTGCTCGTCTTGTTCCCAGTCGATTAGATTATGCGATAATACTTGTGGAGCTTCCGGTTGATTACAACGAAAGAATTGAAACATTTCCTTTATCCATGTATCAATATCTTTAATCTCGTTGATATCTTCAATATCAATCAATTCTTCATAAAAAATAATAAGACAGGCAATTATCCTTTCCTCTTTTGTGAGTTCTGCGTCATTCAATGCTGAAAAACAATCAAGTACCATACGGTAATCGCCATTCTCGGCTATCTTGTGATTCTCATCATTAAATTCGAGCTTTGTCGGAATTTGATACATTGCCTGTCTTTAAGTTACCTTTTCCTGCTCTTTGTATATTTAGCAGTATGCTTGGATACATTTCTCTTCATCTTCGTAAATTCAGAAGTGAAGTTATCACTATACAATTTGCCAAGCCTGTCAATAATAGTTTCAAACCTGAACTGACCATTAAACGGGTCGACGGTCGTTCCTTCGGGTATACACACTTCCGACACATTGGAATCAAATAATTCATCGAGCAATCCACGAATACTATTATCCAACTCAAGAATGACTTCTGCTATCTTTCCCAGCTCTTCCTCATCCGTTATAGTCGATTGCTCTGAAATCTTAACAGCGAGCTTATCTCCGAGTGATTTCATTTTAGGATAAAGTTCATTCATTCTTACGACTATCCCAGCATCGGAAGTATTTAATTCAAGTATACGATTATTATCACCGTCAATTCTGAACTTCTTCTTCTGGGTAACAGAAAGGTCGATATCCTGTATCTGTTCCTGCTCGTTTTGAACTATATTCTCTTCCTTTATTTTAGTTGACATATAGCCTCCTTATTATGCGTCCTGTGTGAACTCAAAATCATCGCCGAGTTTATCAACAGTACCTGTCACACTATCATTTGACAGATAAACTGATATAGGGAAGTTTACATTTGCATCTCCACCCATTGAGTTATAAGTGATTGTGCAATTTATGTGCTTCTCTGCCTCGTATGCTCCATCAGTACCACAAAATGCTGTGATAATATATATAGTGAATTGACTCATCTCTGACAGCGCATTTCTACGTCTTATGTCATTGAGCTTTGCTCCAAGCTTCGAACCACCAAGTATAAGATACGGGTCGAAATCCTGTTGAGGTTGTGTCTTATTGATATCCGTATAGTTGATACCGAGTATATCTGTTGATGTTGCGATGTCTGCATTATACTCAATACTTGAATCCTCTGTACGTCTTCCAAGAAGTTCTCTAACTTCGGTAGTAGCTCCTTCCACAGTCTCATTCCAAGCGGCTACGGTAAGTAGTGTCTTTCTTTCTGCCCTCTGATGGTCGGCTAAATTAAATTGTGTAACTGGCATAGTTTTGTCCTCCTTATTTCCATAACACTTTGCTTACATCTATATAATTCACCTGAATAGATATACTATATTTTGCCAATGCAGGTGATACATTGCTGTCCACTCCATTTAGATTTGGATTGTTTGCTGTCGTTGCTATACTTTCCACAATACAATCCTCTCCAAAATTAGGAAAATTTCTTATCTCGTTTTGCTCTTCTATCCAGTCTATAATATCCTGTACTTGTAAGATATCTTCCACGTTTTCATCTACGTGTACTCCATCTTTTACTACTGCCCTATATGCAACTGACTTAAAATCAATTATGGTAAATGTAAATCTTTTTAATACACTTCCATCCACATAAGGTCGGTCTATCGTCTTTTCATTACCCGTTGTGATAATCTGTTTATCATCTTCATTTCCATGTATGAAATTGAAGTATAAAGGATTATCCTGTATCTTCGGACAAGTTATTAAATAATCAATGATAGCCTGATTTTTATCCATATAATTGCCTTGCCCTGTCCTTTAATATCTGTTCAACCGCTTTCGTAAATTCTTCGCCTCTATCTTGCATCATTACCTTATCCCAAAACGCTGTTGCAAGTGGGTGTACATCTAATGTATGATTAAAACCCTCTCCGTGATATTGATAATGTGCATAAGGTTGTGTATATCGTACACCCTCGGGACTCACTTCTATCGTCTGGGAAAGTGGTCCTTCTAAAAATGGTACATAATCGTCACAATATTGTGCGAACTTATTATGTATTTCAAGCATTACTGTATCATCTATAAGCTCTTCTATCTTATGTCCCAGTGCGTCTTCATCAACTTCTACTTCACACGTTATGTATTCTGCCATCGTTAGATACCTGATACATAATAATGCTCATTACATCTTCCACGTCCTGTATTATTTGCAAACTGTTCAACTTCCATGCAACCTTTCATCTTATACTTTGATAACAAATCAGTTGAACGATGTCCTTTCGTATACTCATCCACTTCAAAATCAATATCTCCTTTTATAAGGATATCTCCTTGTCCGAGTGTGAAATATTGATTCATCACATCGTTTGGAAGTTGTTCCCAGTCAAACCGCTCCAGGAAATTCTCCTGTTTTGGAATACGACAAATAATATTGCTACTGTCTAAAACCGTATCATTTATAGTAACCTTATTATTTGAAGCCTTCCAAAAACAATTATTGACTACATGCCTATACCATGTAACCAATTGTGTTTGCTTGTCCTCATATTTGTTATATATCGTTACCGTTGTTTCCCACCATACCGGATACATTTTTATTCTCCCGGATACAGTCCACGATATAAAACTTTACGTCCAAGCGAGTTCATAACTCCTTGCAGATATCTCTGTACTGCCTTTCCCATCTCATCTTTCATTGATTGCGCTATCTCTGATGCTGACATTACATTATAGCTTTCGGATACTCCATCGTTTGAACGGCTGGTAATAGCTTTACCACCGTCTGTAGCGCCGTTTTCATTGACTCCCATATTAGTGGCTTGCATTTGCTTATCAATCATTGTAATTAGATGGTACATAAGTCTAACAAGTGCTTCCGGATATTCTGTTTCATTCTGTAACCTATTAAACGTGTACCAGTCTACAATAGAAGCTGCTTCAAACTCATAATCATTAAAAGTGGTCTCCTCTAACGTACCGCCCATATTCTGATATTCTTCGTATGTTAAATACATTAGATTTGACCACCTTTCTGATTATTATTTACTCTTCGTCCGTCTTCTTTGTTGTCTTGCGGGTAGTAGCTTTCTTGTTAAGCTGCTCCTTTAAGCTTGCTATCTCCGCCTCGAGTTTAGCTATGCGCTTCTCGCTGTCCAGAAATGCCTTCTGTAGTGTGGGAACGTCTTTGGGAACTGCCCTTTTTAAAAGCTTTCCGTCCAGACTGTAAATATCATATCCCATATCGAAATATTTATTTACTTCGTTCTTTGACACCTTCAGTGATACATTTCCACGTTTTACCTTATAGGTATCCTCTATCCACTGCATAAGCTCTCCTTCTCATTATGCTTCAGTTATGTTGAACTGAATTGCATCTGACTTCTTATTGAGAATGAACACATCCTCGAAGGATTCCTCGTAGTAAATATACTTTCCTTCAGAACCGGCACTGGGTGCATCCAGTCTTGAGAACGTATATGATACAGGAGTAATGACTGCGAGCGGGTGTACCAGGAACATATTTATCTGGTCTGCATCTGCATCTGCCTCATAGCCCTCTGTGAAGTCATATGCTGTCTTCATCAATGTTGAAGGAACAGGTACAATCGTTACCTGGTCAAGTCTATTAACCCTTCTGTCAATAGCGTTAGGTCCAGAAGTAATATCCATTGAACGGCTTATCTTGTCAGCCTCCTTCAGGATATAGTTGACCTCGTTAGTGACATAAAGGATACGTCCGTTAGCAGGAACTCTTGCATTATCCATTGCAAGCATCAGCTTATCAAATACTCCAAGAATATTTGCAGCGGTAAGTGCAGTCTTATCTGCTACATGATTTGCTGCCTGCTCGGGACCTGCTACCTTTGTCCAATCGTCGTATACCTTGGAAATCAGGTAAGCATCCATTTCAGGGAACTTCTTCTCCTCATTAAATACCTGAGTGATATTTGCAATAGTTGAAACCATGTTAGTCTGGTCGATGTCCATGGGATGTACTATTGTTGACCACTTTCTCTCATTAGTGAGGGTTTTGGGCTCCCATGAGTTTGCGTAATTTCTCTGTGCCAGTGCTATCGTATCCCTGTTAGCATTGACACGTCCTGTGGTGCTAATGGAAGGAATCTCAATAGTCTTTGCATTTACCCAACGATATCTACCGTTATTGGGTGTGGAGTAAAGTGCTCCAAAGTTGAGTACATAAGGCCACATCTGTGAAAGGGCTCTGCTATACTCGGTTGCGTAATTCACTGCTCCTTGAGCCGTGGTGCCGTTATTGGCGGGTGCTACATAAGGCATAATTTTATCCTCCTTAAATTATTTTGCTTCCGGCATTGGTCTTACCGTTGCGAAGTGGAAAGCATCTGCAAATCCACCTGTTGGGTCCGGTGTCGGGTCTGTTGTTCCCTGCGTGGGATTTATAAACATAGGAAGTGGCTCCTGTTCCGGCATGTAATCTTCTTCTGTTATGAAAGCATCTTCGTTTTCCTGTGAGTACGATGTCACGAAGTCTTCTGCTCCCATTATGGATTTTCCATCCTTTGACATCTTTAAGTTCTCTGCTATCATGGAATTTATAAAATCCCTCTTTGCAGCTTTACTTGAAAACTGCTTTGTTGCTGCGAATTCTCTCACTGCGAACTCGTATCCCTGCTTTGAAAGCTTTTCTTGAAGTGCTTTCGTATCAGTGTCATACTTTGCCTGCAGCGCTGTGAGGTTCTGGGATACTTCATCAAGCTTTGTTGCATCCGTTCCTGCCTGTCCGAGCTTATCTTGTAGGTCTTTCAGGTCTGTGTCACGCTGGGCTATTGTTTCATTCAATGAACTTATTTGTTTATCACGTGATTCAAGCTCATCGTTATACTTATTCACTGAAACATAATCTCCGCTTGTTACGTCTGCGAACTTTACCTTATTTTGCTTCGCCAGTTCCTCAAACTGTTCCAAAGTAAGTTTTCCGTCCTCAACGTCTGCCATTTCCCATAGTTCTTTGATTGTCATAGTGCATCTCCTTTACATTCTTTATATCTGCCAACTTGTATTTCCGCCTTGCAGTTTGGCGGTTGAATGTGCGTTGCTTTATATCTCCCTACGCTGGAGTTATATGATAATAGTCATTAAAGACTGGTTATCCATGAGTGTTTGCGTACTTCTTTATTTCTTCCAGGTCATGTTTTTCTAAATCTTCTAACCTGTGATTTATTACTTTTATCTGCTCTTCTACTACCGGCATTCTCGCCGCAAAGTTATTATGCTTCTTTACTTCCTCTGTCAATTGGTCTATCTTGGTATCTGTAACCGCTTGTGCCACTGTTAATTTATTTTCAATAACTTGATTACTTCGAGTATTCGTAATTATAACACCGACCAAGGCTAATACACTTGTAATGATTGAAGCTATAATTCCTTCCATATATGTAAACTCCTTATAAAAATAAGAATACGTCAAGCGTGTCCGGGCACTTGACGTATTCTTTTCGAATCGGAGGTTATTTGATAAATAATCCTCATCAATATTATATTACATAATATTTTTATTGTAAATGAAAAATGTGATTATTTGGTACTGATTTTCCTGTACCCACTTACAGATGCTCTTTTCAGTTTAACACTTAAACCGCAGGCACCTGAAAATGCTTTATATTGATTGGTATATTTATTGATTTTTGCCTGATATTTTTTAGCCAGTTCTTCATCTCCGCTTTCTCTCGCTGCTATCTGCCCATCTTTATTCTTTCTTATCAGTGTTTCCAATTCTCTTTGTTTCTGTGTGCATTCATACATGGTATAATGCTTGCCATTTGGAGCAGTATAACCTTTAGCATTTCTTTCTTTCATCTTCTCTAACTCTTCTATAGAATGAATTGGCTTTGAATGTCCAATAATAATTGAATATGTAAAATGTCTACAATTCAATGTTCCTATTGCCCTTGCTATAGGTTGAAATTTTATACCATTTATATCTTTAAAAGATTTATCGTTTTGTAATTTATCATATTCCTCGTTTGTAAACTGATGTCCTTGTACTGGCTCATGATCAGGAGCACTGTTTTCATGTACTGTTATTTCTTTACCATCTGCTTCAAACTGTTTTCCAGTCTCATCCTGCACTCCCTGATTTATCGCTCTTACACCATCTAATATATTTCGTCTAATGGCAGTGTCCAGTCTCTGCGAATATCCACTTTCCCAGTACATTCGTCTAACACCACTATCCACGAGTTGCTGCATTGTTCTTCTCATGGCAGTATTATAATCAATTACTCCACTCTGTACTGCTTGTATAGCTTCGTCAACAACTGTTTGATAAGTCTGCTGGATACTATGGAATTTTAATATCTTTGGTTTTTTCAAGTCTCTTATCATAAATCCTATTGCTTTTGAATTAGATAGATTTACATAAGACTCGGCCGTGGTTACGGCTATAGCTTTCACTACTTTTTGAAGCTCTATATTATTCTCAAATGGAATAAATGATTTATGACGATAATCATAATAAGGTTTGGCATCTACATATGAATCCTGCGCTATATCTTTTATGAGTTTTTTTATTGCTTTCTCATTAAGTCCTGTCTGATCTGACAGAAACTTATTTATAAGACGAACATCATTGCCTGATCTTAATAATCTTTCCAATTTATGAATATCTGACGGGAGCATTGTACCTATGTCCTTAACCCGTTTTGCTATTTGAGTAAGAACATAGGTATTTATCGCTTCTTGTCTGTCTATGATTGGTTGTATCAGATTGTTAAGAGCACTTTCTGATAACATTATTATTCCTCATTATATTTCATGCCATAAAGAGTCCAGAAACCTTCCACATTTGAAAGATTTGTAGTAATCCCTGAATATTTTCCCGAGAGCGGTACGCAGAAATTTTCAAACGCAAACATCCCGGAATAACTATTTGCGGGCCATGTTCTCCCAATAATCTTATAGGATCTATATCCTATTGCCACACCTGCGGGGTCACTGATATTTGTAGGTTTTAATTGATACAACATTAACCACGCATCTTCATCAAGGTTGTTGAGAGCCTCTGTAAGAGTGGACGCCGATATACTATTGAAGCGTCCTGAATCAATTTCATTATCAAAATCTATAAATCCGATTCCTTTAGGTGCAATGGAAGGTGTTTCGGAACCATCTATTTCAAGTGCTATAGTTATTCGATTTATATCAGCTATAGTCCATTGTCTAACAACGCCCTGCTCAATAGAATCTTCCAGACTTCCATAACCAGAAGTTTTCATAACTGCTATTTCATTTCCGGTTGAAAAATCTTTGAGTGTTATTTGACTTGATTGATTTGTCAATGTGGATAGTAGGTCTCTTAAAATCATGTGTGTATCCTTCCTCCTTTATTAGTAGATTTATTGGATTTATTATTTTGTGGAAATTTATGCTTATATCCGTTATTGATAACACAATACTTTATGTTATGTGGACAATCATCATTCCATCCACAAGTTGCACAGGGTAAAGTTAAAATCATTCGTTTTCATCTTTCTCAAAATTATTTGATTTCTTTTCATTCTTTTGGAAATTGGAATTATCATTGCCTTCTCTATTCTGTTCCATTACAAGTTCATTTTCCATAGACTGTGTATTCTCTTCATCTATCTTACGCAACGCTTCCTCTGCCTGTCTTTCTGTTTCTCCGAAGTACCACATTCTGTTTTCAAGCTTACTTGCCAATCCATTCTGCATAAGTGTAATACGCTTATTAAGCTCTGTCTCTACATCAACTATAATACTATCGTCCCATTCGAAGTTGATGTCATACTCACCCTCCGGAGTTATCTGGTAAAGAGTACAATATACATTCATCACATATACCGTATCTTTTAATGTATCCTCTATCGCTTGTTGAATATCAGCATTTGTTTGATAGCTTCTCTGCTTTAATATTTTAAGTTCTGTAGCTGTCCGAGCTTCTGCCGCTACATCTGAAAGCGTTCCTCTACTTATACCCACCGTATCTTCAATTCTCATTAGTATTGAATTAAGTCCTTGTATATAAGAAGCATCTCTTAATACTGGTGCGTATGGTTCGTATGTATTAGACTCACCAAGGTCAACTTTTCTATACAGCCGTTGTTGCAACTGTCCCAGTGTTGACCTTCCACTGTATGGACGTCCATCTCTGTCTTTTCTTTCCTCCAGGAATTGAAGCGCGTCACGGTCTATATCTACTGCCATCTCACCAGCTTCATATTCCCATAACAATCTGCTATACTGCATATCTGCATCCTTTATAAGGGAAACAGCCCTGCTATATCCACTTACTCCAAGAGGGCTTGAGGGGTCTACTGTATTAGCTTCGGGCATCTTAAAATATGCGAATAGTGGTTTCTCTACATTATCTATCTTTACACTTTCCTTCATGTCCTTCCATTCAGGAACATCTGTGAGAGATATCTGTTGCCCTAAATCAACTCCAGGCATATCGCCTTGTTGATTAGTGTTATTTGTTGACCGGAATGCCATGTTTTTTATGGTAACTGTATTATTTTCCCACTTATGATATTCCAATCTCCTATATACAAAGTCTTTATCTGTTTTCGTTTGTATAAATGCTGCTTCCGTTATATCTCCACTCGCATTAAATGCCAGAGGATAAAATGCGTCCGCCTGAATATAATCAAATTCTATAGATGCCGTTGTTTTTGCATCGGGTGTCTTTGCCTTATTCATAACAACATAAGGCTTTATGACCAAGCCTCCCTTTGCAATGCCATACTCTATCTGTTTACGAAGATGCTTCTTCAACTTCGTGTATTCTTTATTTAAGTATTCTGCTCTCTCGGAAGGTCCTGTGAGTTTGTCTTCTACTATTGTTTTGGGCTCTACGGACGGTATTAGATTACCATACTCGTCCGGCTCGGGTTCTTTGTAATTTGGATTTTCTTTTTCTACTTCCTCCATGGGAACTGTAATCTCTGAATTAAGCTCCAGTAATGCCGTTCTTGCTTTTTCACTTGCTATAAGTGAAGGAAGCCCTAAACTAACAACTCTTGTAGCATCTTCGTAACTGGGCTCATGTAACCACGGAGCCTGATTCTTATACATATCTGCCCATAATTCAATTGAATGCTCCATTTGCGAAGAAATTACTGGAGCGACATGAAGTGTTTGTTCAATGGTTCGTGTGCCTATCATGGGTCTTATCATCTCCTTCAATTTGTGTACTATTGTTGACCATAACGACATTTTTATCTCCTCTATATCATACCGATATATTTTTGAATAAGTTTACATAGTTATTATACTACTATAATCACATATTATAAAATTTTTAATCAAGTTATTGTTCTTAATCTTTTTTGAAGTTTCGTTATCTGTCTTTCGTAATATTTATAATCTCCAGGTGCACTGTCAGTTCTACTTTGAAGCTCCCTCAATCTTTTAATTTCATGATTGATATGCTCTACTTCTTTGCCTATCCTTTCATTTACTTCTCGCTGTCTTGCTTCATCTTCATTCTTCGCAATTTGTTGCTCTTTCAAATATTCTTCACGAGCTTTTTGTGCTTCTTTTGGAGTTGAATATTCAGTATGCTTTCGAGTAACCATAGTATCTTTAAATCCATATCCTGTATCCTTAAATCCTTCGCCTATACGAGGGTCTGATATATACTTTGGATTCTCTGTCCAAAATGATTTGCCTGTTTTATGATTATATGACCAAGCCATGATTTAATTTCCTTTCCTGTTTGCATACTTTTTATTTCCTATCTTTCCAGTCTTGCCATTCTTCCATGCCAATTTATTTCCGCAAGATTTTCCACAAGTTTGTTTATGACCATACTTATCTGCTATAAAGGGCTTTCCACATATAACACAAATTCGTTCCACATCATTTAATCCATTATCTCGTCTATACTTTTGTGAACAGGCTCCAGAACAAAATTTTTTTGTATGTCCCTGATTATTATAACCATAAATTTCTTTACCACATTGCAAACAAGTTCCTTTCACAATTCGTCTATTTTCTTTTCGAATCTTTACCTGTTCTTTATGCCATTCTTTTCCTTCCTGTGATTTATGCCATTCAATTGCTTTAGGTCTTGCCTTTTCGTTTATGTTATTTCTTCTCCATTCCCGCTGTTCCTCTGTAAGTATGCGGCCATGAAGTTTCTTATGTTCATGCTTTTCTAATAATTCCAAATTAGATATATCATTATTGTAACGATTCAAGTCTTTATGATGAACTTCATATCCTTTTGGTATTTCTCCGTTATAATAACTCCATACATAACAATGCATTGACCTTGGCTTAACATTACTGTTTGAAAAATACTTCCTTCCGGGTCCTATTGTAAACCGTATTCCATTAAAATATTGTTCTTGCATAATACACCTCCTTTTCAAAAGTGTATTATACAACATCTATTATAAATTCGTAAAGTTAATTACCTTTACGATTACAATATCGTTCTAGGGCATAACGTACGCTGTCGATGCTATGGTTATTCTCATCAGGATAGGCGCTTATAAAATTGCCATCTTTATCCTGCTCATATTCATAAGTGCTAAATTCCTTCCATGTTTCCGGACACCGTTTTTTGTCTATGTATATATGACTTAATCCCTGAAGCCATTTAATACCATAATTAACGCTTTCCGGACCTTTTATTGCTTGCCTTATAAATGCTCCGTATGCTTTGAAGTCAGCTATTGCAAACAATCCTCCACCTCCTGGGTCTGCTATAACAAGTTCATCCTGCTTTACTTTTTTTAAGTCAACATATAGAGCATCGTATATTTCTTTTATCCGGGACTGATGTGTATCATACTCATCAAATATATATATGTCCCGCCTCATTCTATCGAAATGGAGTCTCACAAAACGAGTTGGGTCCAGTGCAAAACCCCAGTCAATTCCATTATATATGTGGTCAAATGTTTTCCACAAAGGTATCTTACTCACAATGTTTCCAGTTCCATCATCGTGAGGCTCTACATCTACTAATACTTCCATGTCCATGTCACAGGCATTTGGAAATACATCTCCACCCGTACCGACTGCTTCTCCACCATATTCATGTCTGTAAGCTCGGGGATTTATCCTTTTGAGTTCTTCTGCTTCTTCTAAAAATACCTGTCCCAGCCACTCTTCCGGAACATCGAGATATGTATTATGTGTTACCAGTGTATTTTCAGTTCTTTCTATCTCACAAGTCTCAACATATTCATTTGCCCAGTTATTCTTACTTATGGGAGGATTAAATGTACGGAAATCCCAAAAATTCTCTCCACCTCTCATTGTGGACTGCGTCACCTTACGGAGTTCATTCTCTCCTGCAAACTGGTCAAGTTCCTCAAACCATGTAATTCCAATATATCCAAATTGTGGCTTAATAGACTTGATTTTATTTGGGTCGTCCAATCCCATGAAATATATCTTTTGCCCTGTGGGTAGATATGTAATAGGAGTGCTATATGTTTTTGGAATTGAAAATAGTGACTCCACTCCTAATTGATATATTCCCCACGTTACTTGAGGAAATATACTGGTCTGTATTGTGTTTCCTATTTTTCTAAAACATACTGCGTGGATATTTGGATTTGCCATGATAAGAAGTGGAATACATATACCTCCCACAAATGATGACTTTGTACTTCCACGTCCTCCGGGAAACACATAATGAGTATGACGATGGTCCAGAATGTCCTCCAGAACATCGTCATACATAGGAATGATACAATCTTTTAAGTTTATATTTATTCCTGGCATATTATCCCTTTAATGCCTTCCATGTTTTAGGACCTACGATACCATCGTCTTTAAGCCCTTTTGATTTTTGAAAGGATATAATACATGACTCTGTAGCTGGACCGAAGTTACCGTCTGTGGTAAGTATGTTACCAATAGTCTTATTAAGCAACTCCTGAAGTAAGTACACTCCACCTCCATCACTTCCCTTTCGGATAGTGGCAAGTTGCTCCGCTTTATATGTCTTTAGCACTTCATAATCCCACATCCAAAGTCTGTATTTCTTTATGGGATTCATTAGTGTTGATGAATATGTCGGTGAAGTTGCATATCCGTCCTTTTTTACATTGATGCACGCTTCCTCATAATCCTGACAGTTTATAAGATTCTTATATCGGGACGCTTTCAAAAATAATGCTGAATGGTCTGCTATACTTTCTGCCCATGATGGATATTTTCTAAAATCTGCCATTTCTCTTTTTCTTACTCCGTTACGATATTCGGTGGTAAGCATATTAACAGATTGGCCATTATATTCGCCTTTAATGCCAAAAAGATTATTTCCCTCTACTGCAAGACGACTGTTTCTATACTTGCTTTCGATAAGTGCCTGTGATGCTGTGAGTGAAGCAAGTATTTTTGACTGCTTCATATCTTCCATTACATAAGGCTTTATAGTCTCTAAAAAAGTTACTTGTGTATGAGCCATTATCTGCCTCCTAACTGCTCAATCATCTGCTTTACTTTATCAAAACCTACAGTAGCCGAGAGAAACGAGAGATAGATAAGAGCTATCATAGTTACGGCAATCTGTACTGTAAATGTGGTTCCCGTATAAAGTATATACCCTACACATATTGCAACGGTGAGCACTGTGGAAACTATTACAGCGAGTAGATTAGAGCTATAGCTTATCTCCTTTTCATTAAATAGCTTTTTAAGTGCTTCCACTGTCAGTGATGTCAAAACTGCTATTCCTGCCAAAACATACAGTAAAAATTGACTGTTCATTTTTATTATCCTCCTTTATTTTATCTATCCCCGCTACCACGCTATAAGTTGCGAACTATGATTTTTCAATTATTCATCTTCCTCCTCTACTTGAAACCCTATGGCATTTTCCAGCTTTTCAATAACTGTACTTTTCGGAGCGAGTTTAAAAATCTTTATCAGAGCACACATGATTACCTCGCCTGCAAAGAATTTATATACCCACTCCGTTAATACATCGTGTGATATGCCCGTTACCAGCGTCATAACAAACTCCGCTATCGTATAGACAATAGTAAATGTAATTGAGAATATCACGTATCTGTCTAACGCTGGTAACGATATTAATTTATGCATTAGTTTAATCATGCTTCGGGTTCGGGTTCAGGCTCAACGGGTGCCTGCCAAAACTCTCTTACCTCTGTACCGCCATGCTCATTGATAACCATGTTAAGCACTGACTTCAAGTCGGCATTCTGCATACCGCTTGCCATCTTCTGATGAAAGACGGCGACTGCCTTGTCTCTGTTGTCGTAAGAGTACATACCCTTACTTTCTGTTCCGTCTTTAGATACTTGAATTTCGATTTCGTAATACATTTTTATTTCCTCCTTTTTATATATTATTTAATGCATTTTTAGATTATTCCGTTTTATCTTCTTAACTCGGGAAAAACATCAGTCGCGCACCATAATCCGCAGCCGCATTAGACGTCGAACGAGTCGCACTAAGCAGAAACACGCCCACATGATCACCATTACTCCACTTACCACCGAAACCAGCCAACCGGTCAGCACTAACATTAGCGAAATCACAAAAATAAGTGTTTTCATCTCCCTTGTTAGTATTAGTAACAAGAGGTGCAAATCCACCTGCATTAGTTCCTACTGGATATCTCATATATCCAGACCAGTTAGATGAGGCGGTAGCACTGCTGATAGTTGTATAACCACTTCCTGTATTATTATAATTGCCATCTGCTGCAAGTAATGACCTATTACTATTTGAATATATACCATCTATAAATTCATATATATTTCCATAGAAATCTTCAAGTCCGAATAACTTCATAGGGAACTTGCCTGTAGATTCTCCCCAATCCATTCCCTTATCATTCGTGGAGCCTGTATTTCCGTATATAGCACTGTTGTTAACATCAACAAATCCACGTCCAACAGCTACCTGTGCATTTTGCCCTTTATATTTCAGCAAATACATCACCTGTCTAAAAGTAAGCTGATAAAATGCACTCTGTTCGTAGCCCGTGCCTCTCGCTTGTGCATAACTTCTAAAACCACCTATTGTAGTATGTGTACTAGGTGTCTGTCCGGAAACTGAATATAGTTTGTCAGATGATACATAACCTTTATACGCTCCAAGATAAAATCTATCTTTTGCAACGCCCTTATAACTATGTGCTTTATAAGAATATCCAGATTTATTTTCTTCGGTAGTCATACTAACTGATAATGTACTTCCAGATTGCTCGATTTTAATACCGCGTCTAGGAAAACATATCATTACATCGTTCCCGAGTGTTGTAATAGGAGCCATTGAACCACTTGCAGTCTTTGAAAAATCTGTAGGGTTAAGCTTATCACCTTCAACACCGTTAGTTAATATGCAAGGATAATGTCCAAAGAATAAATCCCAATCAGCACTCCCTGCTTCCATGCCTACTGCGTCATCTGCGTATGTTGCCCACGTTGTTGGGCCGCTGTCATTGAGGTTAAGATTGACCGTATATGTTCCTGTTAAGCCTCCCGGACCCGGTGAAACAATATATGGTATCATTTTAACGTATGCCATAACTCCTCCTTAGATATTAAGTATCTGAAGTTTAACACTTGCCGCTTCGGTTAATGCCACACCAAACGTAATCACGGCCTGCCCCTCTGTGACGGCCAGATTAGAGTACGCTACGACCGCACCGCTTGCCGTCTGTATATACGGGTTAATAATGCTTGTAGTATGTATGGCACTATTTGTGATAGTACAAGTAGTATCTCCCACAAGGCATGAGACCGGTGTAGTCCATACTCCCGCCTTCTCCATCAGCTCCCTATTAGTCATGGCATAGGGCTGATAGGTATCATCGGGGTCGGATGCAAGACGGAGCATGGGATAAACTGTTTCATTATTTACAGTCGCACCACCTTCAACAAGAACACTACAAGCTATGTTTCTTATGTTGCTGGGTATAACAAATTCAATCGCATTTCCCGACTGATGATACATATCTGTTGGTGTTGAATCTGTATGCCTAATGGCAATAAACATACGGGCATTCCCTTTACCGCCTGTCATTTTTAGTCTTTTCCCAATGTATTTATTTAACGCCGTAGAATC